GTTCCATAACTTATCTGGCCTATTCATTGAATAGCCTCTATAGCCTCTTCTTTTAAAATAATATAAAAGTCTAGGTTTGTTATTTTCACAAAGTAAAGGCATGCCATAAAATACACAAGCCATTAACACGTCTTCAAAAAACATTTCTGCTGTTTGTGGTCTTGCAATATATTCAAGAAAAAAAGTACTTGGTGGAGCATCTTCCATGCTAAACTTAGTTAAACCGTGTAAAGCCCCTTTAGATCCCCTTCCGTCTGTTGTTCCTGATATATCATAACTATCACAACCGAATGCCCCCATATGCTCATTACCGGGCCATCTAATACCATTTTTAGATATTTGTCTATTTTGTATATTGTAAGTAGGTATCCAGCTTATAAGAAATCTTCCATTTGGATTTGGTGAAAACATTACTTTAGAATCTTTTACTCCATGCTCCCATTGAAAACTACCTCTTGTTAAAACATTGCTGTTACCTAAGTCTTCGTTGTAATCTATTTGTTCGTATATTTTTGCTAAATTAAATATACTGTTTTTTGTTTCGTCTCTAAATGCGTGCTCTTCCGTTCTTGGGAATTGTCTGTAAAATTCATTTAAAGCATCTTGATCTCCTTTTAATCCCTCAACTTCATTACTCCAATGCTCTATTACACCTACATCTATTTGATCCCCTTGAGGGCCAACAGTTTCTGATTTTGGTGTGTTGAATACAGGTAAGCCATAAGAATCAATGAATCCCTCGTAGTTCCATTCCATAGGTATGAACAAAGAATAGAGTCCTGAGCGAGTCTGTCCATTGGCGTTTCTTTTTGTAACATCAGAGCTGTTGTATAGTTTCTTAAAGTTTTCCCCTCCTTTATCTAAAGCGTTTGATGTTGATCCCATCATACACTTTCCAATAATTCTAGATCCTAACCTTAATGTTGTTTTAGTAACCCTCCAATTATTGAGGATGTTATTTGGTCTTTCCCATTTTCCGCTTTCATCATGTACAAGGAGTTTTAGTTTCTCCCCATCGTAAGCATTGTCTCCTGTGTTTTTCCAATCAATTGTTGTGTCCAAGCCAGCGAGTATTTCTTTTCCCTCATTGCTGTCAAGTTTTCTACGTGTAAATTTAGAAGCGGGTACACGGTAGGCAAGCTCGGTTTTGGGTCTGTCCATACCGTCTTGTATTGGTTTAAAGAAAAACGGGAAGTTAACACTAATGGGTACGACTTTGTCGGTAAACATTTTCTTTGCATCAGAACCAGACTTGGATAATATACCAAATCTTGAGTCACTTGATATTGTGGCCATGTTAACTGTTTCCCCAGAAGCCATGAATGAAAATCCACTACGTCTATTTTTGAGGTAAGACATACCGTAGCATCTTTTATCTGCTTTACAAGCTTCCCAGAATATATAGAATAATCTGTTTGACTCCCTAAAGTCTGGCTGCCCAACATCAATCTTGGACCACTGCAGGTACATAAAGTGAGTACCAGTAATGTAAGTATCCACACCCTTATTATTGAACCAGTGACCGTATTCTCTTTTATTGAAATTTTCATCTATATATTTCCCCCAAGTTTGTTTAAATCCTTCTGGATATTCTCTCCAATCAAAAATACTTTTAATACCTTTTAATTGTTTAGGATATTCTTCAGGCGTCCATTTATCTGTAGCTTTGCTAAGTTTTCCTGGCGTTTTTGGTAAAGCTATTTTAAGATTTTGTATCTCGTATATTTCGCCTATTTGACCAGTCTTGCTAATAACAACTACATCGTGTTCTTTGCTATAACCGTATTCCCACTTTTTTCCTTTATTAAGTCTAGATATTGTTGTAAGCTTTATAGGCTGTATAATTTTATATAGCGTTTGCTCGTACATTATTTAGATCTATTTTCAGCAAAACCACCAAATGAAGATATTTCAATTTCTTTTTTTGGTTTGTTATCTAATATTCTTTCTTCTTCCTCAATGCGGTTAAGTATTTCAAAAGCATCAAAAATTGCTAGCTTTTTTGTAGCTGCTGCATTCTTAAGCCTATCGGCTGATATATCATCATCTGAATCTACAATAGCTTCTTTAGCAACTTTTATAAGCTCCTCAACTGCCCTGTGCCCAGCTTGGATTATACTCTTCTTCGTTTCCTTGATGTTCATATTTGATTGTAATTGAATTGGTGGGTACTCGGTATAACCTCTGCCCTTCTATTATAAATTCATATTCTGAATTCGGTCTAAACCCTATCAATTGCTCTTTTTCAAATTCACCGTTGGAGTATTTTACTATACCCTTTAATGGCTTTTCAGCATCTAAAGAAAACGTTTTAGTTTCTTTAATTGGCATAACAAAAACAAAACCATTTAAAGCTTTCCATTTGTTATCTTTTTTATAAGCATATATTTGATCTGGTTGAACTAAATATACATTTTCACTTAAATAGTTTTTACTATTTTTTTCTTTACCTCTAACATCTCTAAATCTTCTAAATATGTTATGATGTACAATAACTTCATAACCTTCTTTAAGTTCTTTATACTTATTAGCTAACGGTAAACTTAACACTTTACCTATTCTATTTACGTATTCGTGATTTTGTAAATCTGTATTTAATAATAGTTCTTGTCCTTCTATATCTTTTTTTCCAGTTGACCTACTACCCTTCGGCTCAACTAAGTAATTGAATACACTGTGCATTTACCATGAAAGATCATATTCAACAGATATTGACATGTTCTTGTTGAAATCTTTCCAAGGCATTAACATATCTTTTTTAGTAATGTAGATAGAGTACTTTTCTTCTTCCTCTACAATATGGGCTATAGTATGACCACCATACACTTCCTGTCCAACAGCATAGTGCATGGCGTCATTTTTATAGTCTTTCCCAACGCTTATTTTTCTAATTACTTGCTGGGACATCTACTTCACTGATTTCACCAGTTTTAAGATCGATATTTACAGAGCCATATTCTTTTTCAAGATCAGCTTGCATTTTTTGTAACCCTTCGGCAATGCCTTGCAGCTGTGTAACTAATGTAGCCTTATGGCCTTCTATTCCACCAATCTGCATTTGGATTTGATTCTGTTTGTTAACAGCTTCTTGTAATCCCTTTAATTGCTCTTCTGAAATTGATTTTACTTCTTTGTGATCTACGTCAATTGCTTTTACTTTACTCATAATGATTTAATTTAATTGTTTGGTTTTTGTTTATAAGGAAATGCTTTATTTAACATTTCTTTTCTATTCTTGCATCCGCAATCACCAGGTAGCTTATCTACTAGTTTCTTTATTCCGGTTGCTTTGGTTATTTTTTCTATGGTGTCCCCTAATCCTTTTGATTTCATTTAGCAATTCCATTTTCTTAATGCAAGAGCTTTTCTTGTTGGTTCACCGTTTGGTTTTTTCATTGGGCCTGCCATACCGCCCATTCTTGCGCAAAATGATTTACGTCTTTTGGCATCTTTACTTCCAGCCTTTAATTTAGAAGGCTTAGTTGTTACTGCTGTTTGTAGTTTAGATCCAGGATTTTCTTTTTTGTAAGAATCAACACCCTTTTGATTTAAACCACCATCAGGATTTTTTCCTTCTTTGCGTTCCCAAGCTGCAGATTTCTTTGCAGGGGATTCGTGGCCGTAACCTTTTCCTTTTAATTTTAAATGTTCTTTTTTGCTTTCAGCAACTTCAACCGCACCATCTTTGCCATACATTTTGTGTTGCTTAAACTTTGCCTTTTTAATAGGGCTTCCGTATCTCTCAGTCGTCATTAAAGCTGGAGAACAAGGTTTCATTTTGAATGCCATTATTTAAAGTAATTTTTCTTCATTGGTGACTTTGATTTAAAAAAGCTATTAGCTGTTTTTGTTGGGCCAGGAGGATTTGTATTTGATGCTGCTTTTTCTTTAGCCGCTTTTGCTGCCGCTGCTGCTTCTCTAATTTTTTTAGCTTCTATTTCTTTTTTATTTCTTACGTCTTGCTCCTCTTTAGTTAAATCTCCTTTTTCTAAATTTCTTTGCGCGCTTTTAAATGTTCCGTCTTTACCTAAAGGATCTGAA